CTCGTACCGAACGCCTGCACGGCTGAGATGACCGCGGCGAAGTCGGTGGTGATGGCTGCGAGGGCGGCAGATGCAGCGGTAGCATTCTGCTTCACCTTCAGCATCACTTGGCGCTGGTCGTAGATGCGCTGCGCGATGGCATCCATGCCAACGTCGATTTCACTGGTCGTTGCCATTTCACATCATCCCTTGTTGAGGCTGCACTGTCTCGACACCGATCGGCTTGCCGTCCGGTCCCTTCACGATCCGCTTGGGAGCCGTGAGGGCTTGCGTCACCACCTGCATGAACTGGCCGATCTGGGCCATCATCGCGGCGTTCTGGCGCTGCAATTCGACCAGCAATTCCGAATCGGCAGTGTTCGGTGCCGGCGCCGGTGGCTCGATGTCGGGCAGACCGAGCTTGATCCGCTCCAATGAGCGCTGGTCGCGGCGCTGAGCAGCATCAGCTGCGTACTTGACGGCATCGGCGTGCTGGCTCGCGCGGGCGTCAATGCGCTTGCCTTCCAGTTCGGCCTGCTTTTCTTGCATGTTCATGGCGTGCAGCTCGCGCTTGTTCGCCATGTCCTGTTCGGCCGCCTGTTTCTTCAAATCGGCATCCTGCTGAGCGGCTTTCGCCTCTGCCTCTGCCTTCATGGCGTTCGGATCGGGCTTCTGCGGCTGAGGCTGCGCAGCCATTTCCTTCATCTTGTCGGCGAACTCGTCGATGGCGGCATCCATGCTTCGACCAGGACGGAACGGCGCCACCGCGAATTTCAGCAGCTCGGCCGCAAATGGAGCCGTTTCCGGCCTTTGCTGGACCATTGGAGCCAACTGCGCGAGCGTGCCGCCCAGCGCCGTCAGGAACTCGCTCCGGCGCTGCTTTTCGGCATTCTCGTCGGGCTGGATAGTGCTGTCCGTCTCGATGTCGAGACTGAAAGCCCGGATCCGCTGGTCGTGCAGGAACTCCATCACCTGGTCGATGGTGACCGTCTTCTTCAGATCGTCGATCTGCTTGGCGATGCCCTGCAACTGGCCCTGGGCCTGCTGCATGATCTGCTGCGCGGCTTCCGGGTTCTGCTGCGCCATCTGTGCGATTTCCGGGTCAGCCTGGGCCTGCTGCAGTTCCTTTTCGATCGCCTTGGCTTGGGCCTCGAGCGGCTTCACCTGCTTCGCGAGATCCGCATCCGTCGGCAGGTCCATCTGGCTCATGTCGAGCAGGGTTTTCTGCTGGAAATTCTCCGCCATGATCTCGGCCGCGATGCGCGCCGCGTCCCGCGCGATGCGCACCAGCTCGTTCTGCCGATCCCTGATACGAACTGACCCGTATTGCGTCTTGATCTGCTGCGCGCCCAGCGTCTCGTTCGGGTTTGTCTCACCCCGCATGATGTCGGAAAGACCGCTGATCTGGTAAATGTCGTCGATCAGCTGCTTTCGAAGCGCGATCAGCTGGGTGATCGTGGTCGCGATCATGTCGAGCGGCAGCCAGACGATCGTGTCTTTCGCCGCGCCGTTGCCGAATGCCGCCCAGTTGCTGACCGGTATCATCACCTGCCGGTCGGTAACCGACTTCAGCGCCGTCTCAATGGCATCGCCGATCTCACCCGCGCCAGCCGGATAGAAACCACGTACGCGCAGCGCGTCCGTGAGCGACGACACGCGATTGGTGATATCGTTTATTTCCTCGATCTGATCCTTGTAGAACAGGTAATCCGGGACCGGGATCAGGCTTTCGGGCTGCACCGTGCCATAGGCCGGCTGCGGGCAGGGGAAGAACCCTTCCAGCGTCAGATGCGGCTCACCCTCGTCGAGCACGACGTCAACGCCGGGCGAGACCCAGACCACCTTGTTTTCCGACTTCGACCACAGTTCCCAGACGCGGGCCTTGAGCTTCCCGTCGCTGTTGTTCTTGTCGTCCTTGCGCTTGGCGAATTCGGCATCCTGATAGGCATTGCCGGAAGTGGCCTTGAAGCGCTTGCGCATTTCCTTGCGCGTCATCCAGGCGCCGCCGGCTACCCAGTCGACATCCTTCCACTCACGGGCCGGATCGTGCACGAAGTCGCGGCGGTTCTTGTGCTCGATGCAAACGCGCTCGCTGAAATTCTCGCCCTTGTTCTTGGTCTCGTAGCGCAGCCACATGCAGCCGCGGGCCAACATGGCGAGGTCGTCGCGCACGGAGCGCATAACGCCATCCATGTTTTCCTGATCGAAGGCCACGACTGTCGAACGCTCGACCAGTTCGGATGCCGTGCGCGGCAACGGACGCCGGTCCTGAAAGCGGGGGGCAACCACAGGCACCGGAGGCCGCGAATACATCGACGGCTTCAGAACCTCGATGTTCGCCCAGAAGATCTGGAACTCGCGGTCGCGCGTGATGCTGGCGAGGCGCGCCATATCGGCATAGCGCTTCTGGATGTTGGTGCACCGCTCCTGATAGTCGGCATAGCCGGCCTTCTCTTGATCGGTGATCAGTTTCAGCCAGCCCTTTGAGGACTTGGGCTTGAGCGACGGATCGACCGCATCCGGGCCGGCGTCGAGCTCGTCGTCTTCGGTCTCATCGCTCATACACGGATCCTTCGCGCGCCAGCGCCGTCGTCAGGCATGCCTGGCAGCTGGATATGGCCTTTCGGCACCGTCGGGTCTGACGTCTTCGTCTTGCTCACCCATGGCCGCGACATGCAGGCGTACCGCGTCTCGTCGGCGGCGTGGTCTTCCTGATCGGTGTTCAGGTCTTCCGGGTTCGCCTCGTCGTGCTGCAGCGCCGGCAGCGTGCGGATCGTGTGCACGCATGTGTCGAAGAAAAACAGCATCGGCCGCCCTTCCTCATCACCATCGAGCCGACCGCGCAGCTGATCCCAGCCGCCCATCGCGCCGCGTCCTGCCGTGCGCTTATTGTCCGCCCTGCGAAACGTCGCTCCGTTCGTCCCCGTCGTGCCGCTTGCCATGCGCTCGGCGATCGACGGACCGCCGTCCTGGCTGAATGCTGCCGGATCGAGCACGCCATAGGCGATAGTGTCGTCATAGTCGCGTTGCCGAACGCCAGCCCCGACGGCTCCCGCATGCAGTTTCAGGCCGACGTCGGGCAGATACTTGCCGGACTTGTCGAGCTTTACGCCATACCACTCACGATACTTCACCAGCGCGCCACGCGGGATCACGATGCCAGGCGCCACGATCGTGTCATCCGATGCGACCGCATACCAGCCGAACGCGAAAGGCTTGGCGCTGCCCCAGTCGCCAGCCCGGAAGCGGGTCCAGTGATCGGGAATGTGGAACGGCTTCACCACATGCCGGCGACGCTCGAAATTGTCGAAGTATGCGCCCTCGACCACATCCCAGTCGCCAAAGCGCATTGCGCGCACCAGGCTTTCCGAGCCGAGACCCATCAGTCGGCTCTCGTAGCCAGGGTCATTGTCGTTCATGCTCGGATTGTCTTCCAACTGAGCCGGGATGTATTGCCGGCGCATGCCGCCTTCGCTGAGTTCGGTCGTGTAGACGTTCAGCGGCAGCGCACCGTCGATGAACGTGGCCTTGACGAACTGGTGACCGATGCCGCCCGGGTTCGCGCCGCACAGGATGCGAGGAAAGCGGCCGGCATAGTGGGCAGGAACCTTGATACCGACCATGCGCACACGGTTGCGGAGGAAGCGGTAGATCGTTTCCGTGAAGTGCGTCAGCTCGTCGATCAGCAGCACGTGAATTTCCGCGCCCTGATATTTGAACCGGTCCTTCTCGTCCTTGCAGTGGCACAAATAGATCCTTGACCCGTTCCAGAACCTGATTTCGTCCTCGACAATGCTGACAAAGCCGCATTCGACCCAGCCGGCGAGCATCGCGCGAAAGCCTTGCGGGCCTTCCATGTGGTTCTTGACCAGATCGTCACGAATGCGGCGAAACAGGTAGACCTGAAGGCCGGGGATCTCGCTGCACCAGGTGATCGCGGCCACGCGCATCAGATGCGATTTGCCGCCGCCAGCAGCGCCGCCATAGAGCGCTTCCGTTGCAGCGGTTTGAAATGCGACCGACTGCTTGGGATGAAGTTCCAGATCAATTATTGCGGCTGAGGCGGACATTCAGCACTGGCACGAGCGGCGCGCCATCCTTGCCGGTATGCTCGACCCGCTCCTTGAACATGCCGAGATGCTTGCCCAGGTCGACCAGCGCGGATTTCTTGTCGTGCATCTTGATCTTGATGCCGGTCTGGGTCAGCGACACCTCAGAAACCGCAGCCGCAGTGTCGTCGTCGATCGTCTCGCTTGGCACCAGTTCGACCGGGTAGACGCCGAGGCCGTTCGGATCGGCGTTTTCCGATTTGGTGTCGACGGGGCTCTTGCCCCAGCGGACCGCCTTGCGGATGTCGGCGAATGCGATCTTCGCCAGTTCGGCAACGATCTTCTCTTGCGTCACGCCGAGCCTGTCAGCGATGGCTGCCTGCCTGGCTGCGATGGCCTGAGCGACCATAACATTTGATAATAGGCGCGATCCCTGCACCTGTGCTGTCAATTCGCTATAGCCGGCGCGCTTTGCCGCTGCTGTCGCGTTCAGATCGACAAGATATTCGTTGACGAAGAGCGCCTGTTTCGGCGTTAGTTCAGGCATGTGGCAGTCTCCCGGTCTGAGCGGGTGCGAAAAGATAAATGGTGGTGGGCGCTTCATGGCCGTGATCAGTCGACAGGCCGAGATGCAGTACTATGAGACCATGAGCGGGAACGACGCGTTCACGGTCATCATTCGGGGGGTCGCTTATCTCGATTTTGAGCTGGAGAAGTTGCTGGCGGTATGCGTGAAAGTACCTGCCGAACTCAAAGCGATGAACTTGGATTTTGCGAAGCGCTGCTCTTGCTTCATGAATGGTCCCGCCGACTCAGTAACGAGCCAGATTGTACCGTGGCGAGCGGCGGAACAGAACAGGAATCTGTCGGGAGCAGGCGCAATGCGACACCTAGGTTTTGTCTAAGGGGTTTCGCCTCGAAAGTCAATGTCGACCTCTCGCTAAGAATTTGAAATGCTGAGCACAAGCGCGCAGATCGTGGTGCAGGACGGGAGCCATTTCCCGGTCGGTCGCGCCGTGCTTCATGGCGATCTGCGCTGTGGTCAGACCCGACACGCAATAGTCGATCAGCCGAGCCGCAGAAGCCCGTCCCATTTCTTTGACAAAACCGTCGAGTTTATCCATGGCCGCGACCCTGCTGTCCGAAATTTCTGTCGCGTAGCCGGAGCTGGTTCCTCGCAGGAAGTCCGCGGAGGAAGCAACGGCGATGCCAGCCCGCTCCCATAAGATTGCGAGGTGGCTCCCAGCATGGAACAGCGCATCCTGCCTCTTGCGGCCATAGCGCCATTCGAAGGTGCCAGGCCTCGACCGGATCGCTTGCAGGTCATTACGCTTCCCAGAGATGCGAAGCTTGACCGTCGTCACTTTTGCGCCGTCTTTGCCGCCGTCGAGCGCCTTCAGCTTGTCCACCGCGCGCGGCTCACGTTTCCGGTCTGCCTGCCGCTCATCTGCGGTGACAACTCGCGAAGCCACAACCTTCTTCGGGGCGGCGAAAGGTATTTCGTTGAACAGCTTCACCGACGGCCGCATTGCGGTTCGTTTCTTCACACGCCTCATTGCGGACGCCTCGTCATGACCGATGTCGACATACTAGGTGGGCAGCTTGGCTCAGCCGGTGCGTTCAAATTCATTCTCCTTTGTGGGGTGGCGCCGCGCCGAAGGAGTCGCCGCGGCGCGCACAGATCAGGCGACCAGGCGCATGACCTGTCGCTTCTTCTTTGTCTTCCGGAACCAGATCATCGCGAGCGCGCGCCACTCGGGTATTCGCATGGTCTTGGCTTGCACCCGGGCTTCATCTTCGGCGGTCAGGTAAAGGTCGCCGATCGCCTTGATTAGGTCTTCCGGATCGAACTTCAGCGAGAGTTCTTTGTCCGACATGAGGTAATCGGCTGCCTTGATGTGCAGAGCCGTGATGGGCGCCAGATGAGCCTTGGCCAGCACTTCCAGGATGACCCGGGCGCCCATAGAAGTGCGGCGGCTTACGAGACCCCTGATTGCCGCGATAGCTATAGTGTCGCCGGGCTTGTACCGTCCCGAACCCGGCAAACAGTGAAGGACGCGAACGCCAGCTCGGTTGCAAACGTTTTGTACGTCGAGAGCATTCTCCTCCTGAGCGAGTACCGCAGCTTGGTGAATCTGGAGCGGCGTCACGCCTAGGCGTTGTGTGTTTTGGCCAACAAACGCAGCTGCCTGCGACTGGGTGTCAGGCGCCTCCACGATCATCACCGGAATCAGGCTGATGTGCGGGTTGCTTGCTGCCGCTATCGCGGTGTGCTGCCCGTCGAGCACCTTCAGGATTGTGCGGCCGTCATGCTCTGCATAGGCGCAGATCGGGGGCTTGAATTTCGTCCAGCAGAAGGTCTCGATTATCTGACGGATTTGACGTCGGCCTTTCTCGCCGATCGTGCGCTGGTATTCATGATCGACGAATAGCGTCGTCGGATCGACACGCTCACAAATCGGTTCGCCTGTGCCGGGTTGGTGCGGCGCGAGGCCAGCCAGGCTAACGGCGGTAATGGGGTTCAATAGCTGCATTTTGGGGTTCCTGAATTGCTCGACCAGAGCGGGACGACCTCGACATGAGAACGCGGCGCGAAACTCGGAGCGGCGGGGGTGCCGAGCGACCCTGTGGTTCTCCCGGTCCCCAACTTCCTCCACCTTCGCCCACCGCTCATCTCGATCATGGTCAAGAAAGCCTTTCCTGGTTTGTTGACTTCAGAATGGGCTCGGCTCGGATGGATGAGCCAGACCACGACGCGAGGCTTCTCGCCGATAGATTTCCGCCAACGCATCCAATGCGGTTTCGCCCTCGGCCGACGCGGACAAAATCCTGCAAAGCGCCTGATGCTCTGTCGAGAATTGCCGATCAGTGAGGACTCGGATGTTGGTGACGTACCCTCTGAGCAGAGCCTGAAGCTGCGGAAACTGACTGTTAGCGACGCTCGTTCGCTCAGCTCGCCTGGCGTCGACCTCGGCGATCATCCGCTTATAGTCCGGCAGCCCCACGCCGACATCGACGAAGCGCTGCAGCTGCTGCCGAAGGTCGGCCCACGTCGTATTCGCAAGGTTTACCCAGTCGTCGATGATGGCGTTGCGGGTATGCACAAACCTGCTCGACATCTCGATGATGGCTTCTAGGACACCGGGCGCCAGATCCATCTCGCGGGCCATCTTGTCGTCGTCATTGCTGGTCGGGTGCATCTTCGAACCTTCCGTTTGCTAGGTTGAAATTGATCTTCAGCTTGCAGGGATGGCCCAGTTCGTCGAACCGGGTTTTCTTGTGGTAGATGACCGCTTCGGTGCAGCGCTGGCCCTCGTCGAACAACTTCGGGCGGTGCACGACCAGGCCCTGGTCGACGCGGTTATCCCAGTGTTTCGAGCCAGCGATGTCGTCGAGCTCTGGCGGGCTACCTTTGCGAGGCCCGTCCATCTTCGCGGGATGGGCGAGGATTTGCACATGGCATCCCATGTCCTGGCTGAACTTGTAGATCGCTGTCAGGCAGCGGCCGATGTATTCGGTCTCTGTCTCGCGCGGCTCACGTTGGCTTTCGAGGCGATTCCAGGGGTCGAGCTGGACGACGCGCGCGCCGTGACGGACCACCGCCACCTCTGCCGTTTCGAGCAGCCAATTCAGCGTCGGCGTCTGCTCGGGGTGCTGCATGAAAAGGTAATGGTCGTTTATCCAGGCGTCCGAATATCGAAGTTCCTCGAACGACATATCACGTTCGAGCTTGCCCGCATGCAGCGTCCGCAGGATGCGTCGATAGTGTGGCTTTGCGCGGGTCTCGAACGTTGCGACCGCCACACGGATATCGTTCTTGTCGGCGATGTCGGCCCACACTTGCGCCATGACCGCAGTCTTGCCGTGACCTGGGTGCCCGGTGACCACGGACATGGTTCCCGGCGCGAACAGAACCTTGCCGCGCCACGCCGGCATGTTTGGCACTTCCCAGGCGCGGATCGGCGGCAACTCGGGCAATTCCGCCAACGTGTACAGGCCAGTCACTGGCCACGGCAGAGCACCCTCGGTGACGAGTTCTTTCAGCGCTTCCGGGCCGTCGGCGCGCAACATGTCGTTGGCGTCTTTGATCCCTTCCGGCCACTCGACGAACCAGAATTTCGCCGCGCCGAGCAGATGGGCCATGTCCTGCCTGAGGGACAGGCCGGTGTCGTCCATGTCGCCGCACCAGATGAACCGTCTATGCCTACCAAGGCCCCGATGCAGAGCCTGCTCTACATAGTCGTACCCTGCCGGTTCACCGGGCTTGCCCTCACCGTCGTCCTTCTTCTCGCGACCGCCGTTCGGGACTGACAGGATGCGATCGAGCGGGAACCCGGCTTCCACCATGGCGGCCAGGTCCCATTCCCCTTCCACCAAATAGACGTCGCCAGGCTGGGCGGCCAACACGCGATCGAGATTGTAGAAGCAGAGCTTGCCGCCCTTCTCCCCGATGAAGTCTTTTTCGGGAAAGGCGCACGCCTTCCAGTTCACCCGCTTGCCGCCAAGGTGATAGGGAAAGAAAATCGCTTCGCTGCGCCTTTCGAGCC